GCAAGTAGATGAATTAAAACAAGAGTTAAAAACTCTAAAAGGAGAATAAAATGGCACAAACAGTAACAGAATGTTTAGCAGCAGGAACTGATAGCGTAACTTTAATTAATGACATTAATACTAATGGAAAAAAATCAGGTTATGTTGGTGGTTCAGCAGAAGCAGACACTACTACTATGACACAAGCTGAAATAAACGAGATGGTTCAAAGAAACGTAGACCACTTATCTACAATTTTACTATACAAACCAGTTGATTCTGATGATGACACTCCAGATGTAAAAGGAGCAGCAAGTAATTTAAAAACTACTCACGTTGCAGCCGTTACAACTGGTACTGATTACATCGCAGCAAATTAATAAGCTATGGAATTAACACCATATTTGTTTTGGAACATCTTCATAACATTGGTGTTAGCTCCGGTGCTTTATAGCATCAAACAAAACACATCAGAAAACAAACGCATTGACATATTGCTTAACAAGACTCGTGAAGAGATTGCAAAAGAGTATGTAACCAAATCAGAACTTAAAGATGACATGGGAATCCTCATGGATAGAATAGATAAAATTGGAGAAAAACTTGACAAACTCTTTGAAGTTAAGTAAACTAAGTATATACATATGAAAAATAAACAAAAGAAAAAAAGAAATAAAAAATACAACAGTAAAAAACTTTCTGAAAGACTTCAATACCGTGAAGGTCAAAGAGTTAAGTTAGCTCATGGTGGAAAACCAGTAGAGCCAAAAAAAGCAAACTATCAACATTTAGGTCCGTCAGCTTATGCAGCAGCTAAAGCTGAGTATCAGGCTGCTTTAGCAGCTTGGGAAGCAGAACATAATGATAATAATACTCCTATTGAAAGTGGACCTGAAGGAAGGGTTGACCCTAATAAAACAAACCGTACTATAGCTACTGGACAGCAAGCAGAACTTTTAGCTGCTGGAAATTTTACTAATACTAATTTACCCACTATTCCAGATGCAGAAAAAATACCGTTAGGATATACTACTTTAGCTGAAACAAGATATGGAATGGATAAAACTGATGAAGCTACAGCTGCTGAAGTAGGACAAACTTTTGATAAAGGTATAACAGAACAAGTAGCTCAGGGAACAACAGATACTGCAGCTGCAACACAAGTTCAAGGTACTGACACTATAAAAGATGTATCTACAGTAGCTGATAAAAATGTAGTTGTAAAAGATGCAGAATCACAAGTAAGTAAAGAAGCTCAACTAGATGACCAAACTTTAACAGAAAGAGCAACGCAAGCAGAAATTACTGATGCAGAAGCTGAAAAAGCTAAAGCTGGTAAAGTTACTGGTACTCTACGTGAAGATAAATCAGAAGTTGATGAATTAGATAGACAAACTTCTGAAAAAGTTGTTGATGTAACTGACGGAACTGTAACAACTAGAAAAGGTCAAGAAATAAGTGAAGCTGATAAACAAGATATATTAAACAAAGTAACAAAAGAAGGTGTTAATTTAGAAGAACTTCCAAGTTATCAAATAGCTAAACAAAGAACAGCACAAGTTGGAGATGTTAATACAAAAATAACACAAGAGTTAGGAACAGCTCCTAGTGAAGATGCAGCTACTAGGGCTGGTATAACATCTGATGGAGTTGCTAAAGGTGATGCTGCTCAAATAGGTGGTGTACCAACTTTTAAAGCAGCTTCAATGCAAGCAGTAACTAAAGAAGCTCGTAAAACTGCAGCAGAAGATATGTTACTTGTTATAGGTGAAATACCACCAGAAGTAACTGCAGCAATTATAGAAGACCCTGCAGAAGTAGAAGCTAAAATGGACACACAGCCTGTTGAAGTTCAAGCAGCAGTAGCAGCACTTCCAAAAGAAGCTTTAGTATCTTCACAAATGGAAAATCTTCTTGCTGGTATAGAAGAAAATAAAACACCAGTATGGGCTAGACCAGCTGTAGCAGCTGTTAATCAAATGATGGCTCAAAGAGGATTATCTGCATCAACTGTAGGTAGAGATGCATTATTTAATGCTATTATTCAAAGTGCTTTACCTATAGCACAATCAAACGCAAGTGCTTTACAACAAAGAGCTTCACAAAATTTAAGTAACGAACAACAAGCTAACTTACAAGAAGCTGGTCAAGTTATGCAACAAAGAATGACTAACCTTGCTAACGAACAAACTGCTGCTTCACAAACTGCACAAATGGCACAACAAGTTGTGTTAAAACAAGGCGAGTTTGACCAACAAGCAGTAATGACTTCTGCTCAACAAGGTCAACAAGTTCGAATGACTAACATTCAAAATGCTCAACAACAAGCTTCTCAAGAATCTTCACAGAGACAACAAGCAGCTTTAGCTAATTTAGATGTTGGAGCTAAGATGGACCTTGCAAATCTTGAACAGCTTAATGCAGCTGAAAGACAGAACATGTCTGCAGACCAACAAGGAAGATTAACAGAGTATCAAGCTAAAGTTAATAGAAATATTAGACAAGCAGAGCTTGAACAAGATATGGAAAAAGCCAATCTTGATACTAGATTAAAAGTTGAACTTAGTAATTTATCGGAGCTTAATAATACTGATAGAGCTAGTATGTCTAACGAACAACAAATGAGATTAGCAAATCTTAGTGTTCTTGTAGACTTTAAAAAGACTAATGCAGCATTAGCACAGCAAATGGATTTAGCTAACATGTCTGCTGAAAATCAAATGGAGCTTGCAAATTTACAAGAAAGAGCTTCTGCAGATAGTGCAAATTTTACAGAAGAAAATAAATTTAGATTACAAGAACTTACAACTACTGCAAGTGTGCTATCACAAAATGCAGAATTAAGACAAAGAGCAGAACTTGCACAATTAGGAGCTGAAGAAAAAGTAGCATTAGCTAATTTAACTTCTAAAAATCAAGCTGATAGTGAAAGCATGTCGGCTACTAATCAAGTAGAGTTAGCAAATCTTAACAAACGTATGGCTGCTGCTCAGACTAACGCACAGTTAGCACAGCAACTAGGTTTAGCAGAATTAAGTAATGACCAACAATCTGCAATGTATAACGCACAAATTAATGCTAACATGGATATGGCAAACTTTAGTGCAGAGCAACAAAGAGAATTATCTAATAGTAAATTTATACAAACTGTTCAAATACAAAACATGTCTGCTGAACAACAAAGTATTATACAAAATGCTACAGCTATGGCAGGATTAGACTTAGCAAATTTATCAACTCAAGAAAAATTACAAGTTGAAAATGCTAAAAACTTTTTAACTATGGACATGGCTAATCTTAATAACGACCAACAGGCTAATATGTTAAGAGCTCAACAAGAACAGCAAAGATTACTTTCTGACCAATCAGCTGAAAATGTTGCAAAACAATTTAACTCTACAAGTATAAATCAAACAAATCAATTTATGGCTAATTTATCACAGACTAATAAACAATTTAATACAAGTCAAGTAAATGCTATGGAACAGTTTAATACTCAAGCTTTAAATGCAGCAGAAGCACGTAGGGCTGGTAGACAAGGAGAAGCCGAAAAACTTGAAGCTCAACTAAAAACAGATATAAGTAAATTTAATGCACAATTAGATTTTCAAAGAGAAGAATTTAATTCTAAAAATGAAACAGCAATAGCCCAATCTAATGTAGCTTGGAGAAGACAAGCCAATACTATAGATACAGCAGCACAAAATTCAATCAATCAACAAAATGCACAAAACGCATTTGGAATTACAGCTTCAGCTATGAACTTTTTATGGCAAGAACTTCGTGACGAAGCTGATTTTAATTTTAGAAGATGGGATAATAACGAAACTAGAAAGACTTCAATATACACAGCAGCTTTAGGAAATGATACAGGAGCAACATCAGATAGTAATTGGAGCAGTAATTTAACAGCAATATCAACTTTAATAAATGGGTGGTTAGAATAATGGGATGGTTAAGAAAAAAAGCTAAACAAATAGCAGGTGCTTTTAGAAAAGTAGGACGTAAATTAAAAAAAGGTTTAGGTAAAGTAGCTAAAGCTTTTGGTAAGCTAGGACCTTTAGGTTCAATAGCTTTATCATTTATATTTACGGGAATAGGCGGAGCCATGTCAAATTGGTTTTCTGGATTACCTAATAGTAATTTTTTAGTTAGAATTGTTGATGGAATGAAAGGTGCTTTTGGTGTTGTAAAAGATAAATAGGTACTGTATTTAATAAAGTTACAGATGCTATTGAATTTAGTATGAATAAAGTTGGTGGTACAGTTGGTAAAGGAGAAATAGGCTCAAACTTTAGAAACTTTGTAAGTGATGTAACTGGTGGATTTATAGACAAATCAACAACAGAAACTAAAAAAGTTTTAGAAAATAAAGCAACTCAAAAAATTATTGATAACAAAGCTTTAGTAGATGCTTCACAAGGACCAAAAGAACGTAAAGCTTTTTTAGATAATTTAAGTAATAAAGATTTAAGTTTAAAAGAAAAAATTACAACTAGCTCAGAGTATAAAGCTTACAAAAAAATTCAACCACTAACAACAGCAGGGCAACAAATGTCAGCTGCTCAAAATCAAGCAGAAACAAACTATCAAAGAGTTTTACAAAATCAATCTGATTATTTTAAAGCTGAAGCAGCTAATCAATTATATACTGTAAAACAAGAAAATTATTCTCATGTTGGTGAAATGCCAATATTTGTAGACTTTTCTAATTTTAATCCATCACAAGATGTAGGGTCTCAATATTTAACTTATAGAGGACTTGGAGGACAAACTGCTTCTTTATCAAATATAAATCCAGAGAATATAGGTGGGTATGGTTTTGATTACGAAGCATTTCTTAGAACACAGTTAGGAGACAGACTATATGAATAATCCAAATGCAATAGCACAAGACGCAGCACCTTTTTTATTTGAAGGTCCGGTAGCTGGTCAATCATTAACAAATGACCCAGAAAATCCTTATCCTTGGGAAAAAGCTCCTGAGATGACTTCTGTTAAAATGGCTACAGAAAAAATATTCTTTGACCTTTTAAAAGAAGATAACCTTACAACTGTTGCAACTTTAATGTCTCAGAAAACTCCAGTTGCAGACATAGCTAATTTATTATTAACAGCAGGATTTCAAAAAGGTAAATGGAATCCTGATTTAATGTTAAATCTTTTAGAGCCTACTATGTATATGTTAATGGCTATAGCAGAAAAAGCAGGTATTGAACCTGTATTGACAAGAGACGATGCTGATGTTATAATAGAAGATGATGAAGACCAAGCTCTTCAAGATTTACAAACATCTAGAACAGAAACAAGAAATGTTATTCCTGAAGGTAAAGGATTTAAAGATGCAGTAATTAAAAAAATTAATCCTATTTCAGTTGGTAGTAATATTAAAAAACAATTAGATACTTTAGATAGTGAAAAAATAAAACAAAGTATTTTACAAAAACAAAAACCTTCCTTACAAAATCAAGAAAGTTTATTAGGTAAAACAGGAGTTTAAGATGGCTGAAGATATGTATGGTAATATGGGTGATATGAGTCTTGATGAATTAGGTTCATCTTTATTACAAAAAAAAGCAGACTCAGATAGGGCTGCTGCTAAACGAGCTAAAAAAAATGAAAAAGTACAACAAGCATTAGCTTTATTGTTAATGGGTCAAGGCGTTATGAAAAGTCAATTTAAAAAACGCATGACAGAATTAAATGACTTTCATAAATTTGAGACTATAGGTAATGACCATAAAGTTAAACAATTAAACATGAACGCTACTATTTTAAATACTATTGGTAATCAATGGGATGGTAAAAATGGATATGAAGGTTTTAAAGACAGTGAAGATTATTTAAGATTTGAACAAGCAGTAAGACCTTATATTATTCAAAAAATAAAAGCTACTACAGGTGATGAGTATGATACAATAGAAAATACATCTACTTTTAATAATGCTATTGATTTAGGAACAAAAGGATTTGCTAAGAAATATTTAGCAATAGACCCTGTATCTAAAAAAGCTAATTACTTAGCTTATCAGGATGGAATAAAAGACTTATTAGGTGACGATGCAATAAATATGGACAAAAATGATTTATTTCAAACAGCTATGGGACTAAATGAATCTACTTTAACTATGTATCAAAAAAGAAATTATCAAAATGTATTAAATCAATATAAATCTCAAGGAAATCTTATTGGTGGTTTTAAAAAAGTACTTGGGTTATTTAATGATGACTATAAAAGAAAAGGTGGATTTGATATTTTTTCTAAAGTTACTGAAGATGCATTAGCTGGACCAACTATAAGAGATTTAAATCAAGCTATGAACTTAAAAGGTATGACTAACAACATAGTTAGTAAAGCTTTAGCAGATGCTTCTAAGTCAGATACAAGATGGAAAGAAAGAGCTGCAGGTAAAAGATTTGAAAACTATAGAAAAAATATAAGTGGAATATATTTACCTCAAATGACAAACTTGCTTGATGAAGGAAGATATCCTAGTGAATTAAAAACAGATACTTTTATTGGTAAAGGAAACTGGGATGAATTTATGAGAGATATTTCTGATGAAGATAGAAGAAATTTAGTTATGGACACTGCTGCATTAAGTTTAAGATTAAAAGAAGATAGAAAATTTTTAACAGCAGTGTATAATGAAACAGAAGGGAAAAAAGAAGACGGTAAAAGCTTTAATGAATTTAGAGCTATATTAGATGATGAAGCAAATAGAACTATGTTTGCTTCTATGATAGTTACAGACGCAGGTTTTAGAGATGAAAGTTGGATTCCAAGAAAACAAGAAACTTATAATTCTTTTGGAACATTAAATGAAGTTTATAATAAATATAATGTAAGTAATTTAATTGGGGAAAGTATTAATGTTAATAATAGAGGTGGTATAGATTTACCCGAAAGTTATATTAACGCTTCAAAAAATATAAAAAAAGATATGTTAGAATCTACAGTTAAAGATATTTTATCAACTTCTAAAACTGAAAATGAAAGAAATATAAAACTTGGCGGTGCATTAGATATTGAAATTAATAAATATTTTGGAATGGACTCTCAAGCTTATATAGAAAGTTTAGCTGCTAGAGAAATAGAAATTACTAAACCTAAAGAAAGTTTAGAAGCAACAATACAAAGAAAAATATCTACACTTCCTGAACAAACTCCTGCTGCTAGTTTTATAAGCGGTAATGTTAGAGAAAGAAATATTATAATGCAAGAAAAATCTAAAGATAGAAAAGAAAAAAAACAAGATTTTATTACAAAGAAAAATACTTTAATACAAGAAATAAAAAATATTAACAAAGACAAAACACTTTCTATTACTAGAAATTTATTTACACTTCCTTCTGAAAAAGAAGAAAAAGAAAATGCAGATGAAAATGCAAGATTTGTTACTAATTTAATAAAAGAAAAATATGGTATTAATTCAAATACAGCAAATTTACAAAAAATAAGTGTTGAAATTACAAATGCATTAGAAAATAATCCAGAGTCTTATAATGAAATTATAGATATTATAAATAATAAAGATGATAGAAAATATTTAGAATCTTTAATGGAAAACGAAAAAAAAAAGATAAATCTTTATGAGCCTAGAGCAATAGGTAGAGATGTAATTGAACAAGCTATAAAGGCTGTTACATTTGAAGATAAAAATGCAGCAGGTTTTATGTTTAGAACAGCTAAAGTAGAATCAGATTTTGGTACAGATAAAAATACTTTTAAAGTATCTTCTTCAAACATTATGCAGATTGAAAAAACAGGTGCATATAAAGAAGTTATAAGAAGACTTGACCCTAACGCTGATGTAGGTGCTAATATTAGAAGATATAATGAACAGTTAAAAAAAGAACTAGGATTAGATTTAACTAAAATGTCTTATGAAGATTTAGAACAACCTATTGTAGCTGTAGCTTTTGCTAGAGCTTATTTATATACAATTCCAAAATCTATTCCTACAGACATAACAGAGCAAGGTGGATATTGGAAAAAATATTATAACACAAGTTCAGGAAAAGGAACTTCTAGAAGATTTGTAAGAGAAGGAAAAAATCTTAATATAAATTATGAGTAATCAACTAGACCTATACATTCAAAGCTTACAAGAACAAAAAGCTAAAGAAGAAGAACAAGAAGAAGAACAATCTTTTTATTATACTCCTACATCTGAAACTCCTGAAGGCTATAACACTTTTGTAACTGAACCAACTAATGAACGTGAAGTAAATCCTTACGATTCTACTCCGGGAAAAACTACACTTACTGAACTTAAAAAAGACCCAGAGTTTGCTCAAAGAGCTTCAAGATTTTTAGATGGTGTTGGTAGTAATGATAATATTTTTGAATACCTTAGAGACTCTGACTATAGTTTAAGTGCTGCTGCTGTTCGTTCTTTTCGAACAGGTAAGTGGACAGAAGAACAAAAACAAGACTATGCTTACTTACGTGAAAAATTTAATAATGCAGATATAGGTAATTGGAAAGAAAGATTTGGAATGATAAAAGATATTGGAGTCGATATAGTTACTGACCCTTTTAATATTCTTGCTGCTATATTTGCTATTCCTAGCGGTGGTACTTCTTTAGGTGGTAGAGCTGTTTTAGGAACTGCTGCTAAAGAAAGCATGAAGCAATATACAAAAGCTCAATTAAAAACAAAAGCTATAAAAGATACTGCATTATTTACTGCTGCTGAAGGTGCTGCATGGGGAGGACTACATAATTATTTTTTACAAGATATAGATATGGATTTAGGACTTCAAGATGATATTGACTTTACAAATATTGCAGCTACTACATTACTAGGTGGAGCAATCGGTGGGGCTTTAGGTGGTGGTATAACTGCTGCTACATACGGTAGAGGTGCTAAAGAAGTTGCTAAAAAAGTAGACACAGATGTAGACACAGTTCCTGTTACTGAAATGCCAGAGTCTTATCAACAATTAGAATTTAAGTTTAGTAATGAAGAAATTATAGAAGATGTTGCTCGTGCTAAAACAAGAAAAGAAATATTAGAAGAGTCTGAAGCTGAAGAAGTATTAGTAGAACCTTTAGAAAAATTAAAAGATGAAGGTGAGAAAGCTCAAAGCAAAGGTACAGTATTTTTACATAAGTTTATAGCAAATACTGTAGGTAAACCGACTACAGCATTTTTAAGCTATGTAGATAAATCACCACAACTTCAAGTATTACTCAAAAAATTTAGATATGATTATGATGTGACATTAACTGGGGAAGGTTCAGAGCTTGTAAAAGCAAAGTCTTATGGTTTAGCTGTTGGAGAAAGAACAGGCAAATATCTATATGGTTTAGCTAAGTCATTTAATGTATTAGACAGAGTAGGCTTTAGAGCTAGACTAGCTAAAGACCAACAAAAAGAATTAAACTTTTTATTAAGAGATAAAATGGTAGTAGGTACTAAGCAAGAAGCTCAACAAAAAGGTAAGTTTTGGATTAGAGATTTAGTTGGTAAAGATTATAAAGGTATTAAAGTTACGGAAGATGTTGCAGTTTCTTACGGTGGTAAAAACTTTGATGGTACTGAAGGTGTTAGAAATATATTAGATGAATCATTTAGTGACTTAAGTACTGCAGGTTTATTTAAATCTGGAACAATAAACAAAGGTGGTTTTTTACCAAGACTATTTAACTATAAAGCTTTAAAGAAAAATAGAGAAAGATTTCAACAAGATTTAATTGATGCAGGACATGCTAATCCTATTAATGATATAGATGAAATAACTATTAAAACTTCTGACAATGTAAAAGTTCAAGGTATTAAAGAAGATGCTGTTGGATTAGATGAAGAAATTTTTGGTGTTGATTTTTTAAAACTTGCAAAAGGAGATGAAAAATTAGCTAAAGAATTAAAAGCTTCTCGTATTGTAGATGATATGTTAGAACAACGCTGGACTCCTTTTGAAGTAAAAATGATGACAAAAGAAAAAGTTGTTGGAGATTCTGCAGGATATTTACAAGCTAGAAGGTTTACTAATCTTGATGATAATAAAATAGCATACGTATTAGAAAGTGACACACAACAAATATTAGAAGATTATTTTAGTAATGCTGCTAGAGCTATTGAAAGGTCTAATTATTTTGGTAAAAATATAGCAGAATTTGAAAAAAATAGTATAATTCCTATTAGACTAGAACTATTAAAAAGTGGAATGAGTGAAAACGAAGTGGGTACGGTTCTTGATGGTCTTAGGAATATGCACAAACGTGTAACTGGAATTGAAACTGATGCACAGTCTGTGTGGAAAAAAAATGGATGGGCAAGAAATGCTGCTGATTGGGGCAAATTAACACAGCAAATGGCTCATCTTCCGTTTGCTACTTTGTCTAGTATTACTGAACCTTTTTTACTTTTAACAAGAGCAGGTAAATCTGATGCTCCTAAAGTTATAAGTGATATAGGAAATGCTTTAACCAAAGAAGGTGCTAGTGTTATTGACAGAACTATAAAAGGTTTTCAACGTGGAGTATTACGTCAAAGAGTTAAAGGAATAAAAGATATAGACGATGAAGCATGGGGAGAGTTGTATCAAACTGGACTAGCTTTAGAACAAGCAGTGCAAGAAAGGCTTGAAGGTCTTGCAGGTGAAGGACTACATGGTAGTTTAGCTAAGAATATGCAACAAGGATTCTTTAAAGTTAATTTACTTACACAATGGACAAGAGCTGTTCAACTTGCATCATTTACTACAGGTAAAAGATTAATAAAACAAAATGCTGAAAAACTTTCTAAGGGTGGACTAAGTGCTAGTAAAGAAAAATATCTTACTAAACAACTTGGAGACTTAGGAATTAAAGCAGACGATGCTGTTGCATGGTATAAAAAATCTACAGTTAATGGTAAGTGGGATGATAACATAGCTCGTAGTCAAGAGTTTTATCAAGAACAATATACTTCAGGAGCTAATAGATTTGTAAAAGAAATTATACTTAATCCTAGTACTGCAGAAGCTAACAGACCTTTATGGTTTTCAACACCTGCAGCTCAAATGTTAGTACAGTTTGCAGGATATCCTACAGTATTTAATAATACTATACTTAAAAGATTTGCAAACGAAGCTGTAAATAGTCCAATGCAATCTATACCAAAAGTATTACCAACAGTTATACTTATGAGTTCAGTAGCTCATGTAGGTAATATAGTTAGGAGTCAAGGACAAAATTTAAAAGATTACGAAACTGGAGCAGATAAAGAATCAGGTGAATTAATATTTGAAGCTGTTAGAAGATGGGGAGGTATAGGACCTTTTGATTATGCAGCAAGATATGACAATGAATATGACAGAAATGTAGGAACTTTAACAGCTTCTTTAAAAACTTTTGCAGGTCCATTACCACAAGACTTTATTGATGGTGTATTATATAGAAAAGGAATACCTGAAATTATGGTAACTAATGTTCCCGGATATGGTTTACTACCATCAGATACAAGAAAAGCTATGAGAGCTGCAGCAAGAGGTTCATCTAGTAAGGAAGAAGAATATAAAATAAGACAATATTCTAAAGGTGGTATAGTTAAAAATGTACCTAATGTAACAGACGAGCCTGACGAAATGAAAAGCAGAGTAACAGGACAGCCTTTTAATGCAACATCAGAGGCTGCACAAGATATTGAAGATAGAGAACTTAAAGGACAAATGAAAGGACTAGGATTATGAATGTAGAATTATGTAAAGAACAAATTAAAAGACACGAAGGCGAAGTGCTTTCAATATATATAGATAGCTTAGGGTATAAAACTTTAGGAGTTGGACATCTTTGTCAACCTAACGACCCTGAGTATAATTGGGAAGTAGGTACACCTGTTACTCAAGAAGTAGTAGACATGTATTATATAGATGATTTTAATAAACACTATCAAGAAACAGCTCATGTGTTTGGAAGTATTCCTTCTTTTAATAATTTACCAGAAGATATACAACATGTATTAGTTAACATGTGTTTTAATTTAGGAGCTAACGGACTTTCTAAATTTAAAAATATGTTAAAGGCTTGTAGAGAACACAACTGGGAAGAAATGGCAAGACAAATGGAAGACAGCAGATGGTATCGTCAAGTAGGTAGACGTAGCGTAGAGTTACAGGGTATGGTTTTAGGAGCAAAGTAATGGGATTTCCTTTTGAAATAATAACTATGCTGGCTTCTACTGTACTAGGTGGAGTAATGAGTGTATGGGCTGAAAGCCGCAAGGCTAAAGCAGATACTCAAAAACTTTTAATAACTCGTGGTGAGTTTGAAATGAAAGCAAAAAAACAATCTCTTGACCACGGTTTAAAAGATAAAGGTTTTGCATGGACAAGAAGAATTATAGCATTAACATCTGTATTTGCTATTGTGTTACTACCTAAAATTGTAGCTGTATATTATCCTGATGTATCTGTTACAGTAGGATATACTAATTGGAATCCGGGATTCTTGTTTTTTAGAGAGGGCAGAGAAGTTTTTGAATGGATAACTTTTCAAGGCTTAGTAATTACACAGTTAGATACTAATTTAGTATCAGCTATAATAGGCATGTACTTCGGTGGAAGTTTAGCCAAAGGAAAATAAAATGCAAAATAATATGATGGGTGGCTTTAGTGGAGACATGGACAGGAATGAAGTTGAGATAGACCTTAACAAATTTATGTTATTGCTTCAGGAGAAGTCAGAATTAAAAGATAGAATAAGAGAACTAGAAGACGAAAAAAACGATAACCCTTATCAAAGATGGATATTTGTTGCACAAGCAATAGACAGTTGGAGACTTATACCTAGAGCTTTTCTTAGTGTATATATGTATTTATTATACTATGTAGTTTTTTGGTACATGGATTTAGTAGACCCTAGTATGGAACAATCAGGTTTAATATCTGTTGTTGTAGGAGCAGGAGCAGCTTGGTTTGGTTTATATACTTCAACTTCAAAAGGTAGTAAAGACTTTACTAAGTAATGAACGCTAATCAGTTTATGGATTTGTTAGAGACTGTAGGTATTCCTGCAGCCTTTGCAGTAGGTGCTGGTTGGATGGTGTGGAAATTATTCCAACATTTAATAGCAGATGTACATAAAAAATTAGATACACAACACGGTATGATAGTTGCTCTAATAGATAGAGTAAGACAGATGGACAACGACATGATAAGAATAGACTCTATGTGCAGGACAGTACTAGGAGTTCAAGTAGATGTAGATAGGATAGCAAGAGCAGATGGAAAAAAAGACCAACGAAGAGATTAACACAATAGAAGACATACACCCAATGACACAAATTACAATAGCTTCAATAGTTCAAGTTTGTGTATTAGGTTTTATGTTATTATCTATGATAGTAATTAGTAATTTATTTTAATATGAAAATAGTACCAACATTTAAAAGCGACAAAACTATACGCAACTGTAATTGGTGTATAGCTTTTTGGTGTGCACTTGTCATGTGTTTTTCTATAGGAAGTTTGTCAGACGAGGTAGTATTTAAATTTAAAAGCCCTAGCTTTAACGGAGTAAATACAAGCTCACATTATCTTACAATCCAGAACCAAGAGTTTAATCGTAAACAAGCTCTTAAAGCAGAGATAAAAGCTTTACAAGATGAGATAGAACGAGACAAAGAGAACACAACTTTAGCTAGGTTTGTTAGGAACTTAGAATCTAGAATTTATGCTCAACTTTCTAGACAGTTAGTAGAAAATTTATTTGGAGAGATGCCCTCTGATAGTGGCATACTAGAATTAGAAGGCAATACTATTGAGTATAATGTTGTCGATGGAATAATAACTTTAATTATAACGGACAGTGATGGGAATTCTACAACGATTTCTTTGCCTATCGGTACTTTTACTTTCTAGTTGTGCAGTTATATGGGAGAATGACGACTTAGTATTAACTAAAAAAATACAGTCTACTTCTACTTTAGAACTACAATCAGAAGAATTAAAAAATTTACCACCAGCTAAGAGTAAACCTACAATAGCTATATATCCTAATAGTTTTAGAGACTTAACAGGACAGCGTAGAAGTAACAGCACCTTTGCTTTGTTTAGCACAGCAGTTACACAAGCACCAGAAGCTTTTTTAATAAGAGCTTTTAAGCATACAGCTAACGGAGAGTTCTTTAGAGTTGTTGAAAGAGTAGGTTTAGATGACTTAGTAAAAGAAAGACAGCTTATTAGAACTACTCGTAAAGAGTTTGAAGAAGATAACAAGATGAAACCTCTGCTGTTTGCAGGGCTTTTAGTGCAAGGTGGAGTTGTTAGTTATGAAGCTAACTTAAAATCTGGTGGTATTGGTGCACGTTATCTAGGAATTGGAAATTCAAAATCTTATAGAGAAGATATAGTTACTATATCATTAAGGTTAGTATCAGTATCAACAGGAGAAGTGCTAACAGAAACATTAGTTTCTAAAAGCATTATATCCACAAGTATTTCGCAGGATATATTTCGTTTTATCGAGGAGTCTACTGAACTAGTAGAGATAGAAGGTGGTGTAGCTGAGAATGAGAGTGTGTCTATAGCTTTACAAAAAGCAGTAGAGACAGGGGTTTTAAATATAATATATACAGGAATAGAGAGAGGCTATTGGGAATATGAATAATAAATTAATACTAACTGCATTAGTAATTATGTCTGTAATGACATATGCAGCAGATAACGAGATATATGTAGAGCAAAGTGGAGCTACTGCTAATTTAGATTTGGAGCAACTAGGTTCGGCTAACTTGATAGGAGGACTATTGTCTTCTGCAGGTTCAATGACACCGCTAGACCTAGACGGTGGTACAATGACGCTTGACGTAAATCAAATAGGAGACACTAACAAATTTTTAGGAGACATTACTGCTGATAACTTTGTAGGTTTCTTTGAGTTTGATGGTGATACAAATAATTTTACTATACAAGTAGACCCTACTAATACATATGGAGCTGATGGTTCTAATGTTAATGTAGATGTTACTGGTAGTACAAATACTTTTACACTTGATTTAGCTACAAGTTCTATGGCTAGTAACACAGATTTAGATTGGATTATTAACGGAGATAGTAACGTAATCAACGCTGATATAGACTATGATGGTGGTACAAACTACATGGACATAGATGGAGATTCTAATACTGTAAACTTTGACGGGCAAGGGTACGCAGGTGGGTACTTTTATCTTGACCAAACAGGTAACAGCAGAACTTTTAACATCAATCAAATGAGTACAAACGATAATGACTGGCTTAAAATACTTTCTACTGGGTCTAATGGTACTATCTGTGTCATCCAGAACGATGGGGGAAGTGCAGTCGGTTGCTAATATTGGCAACATAACTGAACTAAAAGGAGCAGGTCAAGTTGTAAGAGAAGTCCCTAAAGACTTAGACAAAACCTATCAAGCTTCTATAAACCTAGACATAAACAGCTACGATAATGTCCAAACTTCTAATGGGAGATTGGGCATTACTTTTTTAGATGACAGCCAAGTTAGATTGACTGAGCATTCTGAATTAATTATAGATGAATTTATCTATGACCCTGACCCATCTAAATCTAAGATGGCTTTACAATTTGCTAGTGGAACTGCAAGGTTTATTACTGGTAAGTTAGCCACCATAGATAAAGAAAACATTACTATAAACACTCCTAGTGCTACGATTGGTATACGTGGTACAGACTTTACTGTGACTGTAGATGAGTTAGGTCGTAGTTTAGTTATATTATTACCAGACAATGACGGTTTACCTAGTGGAGAAATAGTTGTTGCGACAGCTATGGGACAGGTAGTTCTTAACAAGCCTTATCAAGCTACTACAGTTTCAATGTTTGAAGCTGCACCGAGTAACCCCGTTATTCTTGACTTGACACTTGAGTTAATTGATAACATGTTAATCATTAACCCACCAAAGGAAAATCTAAGTGTTCAAGGAGAAAATGGAAACGGCAATACTACTAACATTTTGGATGTTGACTTTCTGGAGTTCGATGATTTAGAAGTAGATTACTTAGCCGGAGATGAGCTTGAGTTTACAGAGTTAGATATAAACTATCTTGATGTAAATTTTTTAGAAGACTTGCTAGATGTAATAGCAGATGTAAATGAGCTAGACCAGACAGAAACTATTTTAAATACTAGCTTAGATTTAAAAGGTACTAAAGTAGGATACGATTCTACTACACAAATAAATACTTTTCTTACAGATAACCTTATAACTTTTTATAAATCTTTAGAAGATACAGTAAGATTAGATTTAGACAAGTCAAATGCTTATACTATTATTATGATACAGAATGGTAAGAGCACACAGATTATAGTTAATGGTGGAGGAGACTCTACTATTAAAATTACACAAGGAGACTAACATGAAGTGGGCAATCACCTTATTAACTCTACTAACTTTACCTCTCCTCTTCAACCTTGTACCACTAGAAGTAATGAGACTCAAGACTTTTGATGCTCTTGTTACAACTCCAGAACCAACTGGATACTTTACAATCCTCAACATAGACGAACAATTCCTAGATGAACAGGGTGGATATCCCCTGCCTAGAGATACACTTGCAAAGATTCACAAAGATATAATGGACTCAGGTGCGTTAGGTGTTGGTTGGGTAATGTTATTCCCACACCCTGATAGACTAGGAGGAGACGATGCGTTTGCTTTAGAGCTTTCAAAGTCTCCTAGTGTTATAGCTATGCCTGAAGTAGCTAACAATAGTTACCCTTCTACAGTAGGTACAGTTATCAAAGGACCAATCATTTCATTACCAAAAGCACAGGGCTTTTTAGAAAACATAGATGTATTAAAACAATCAGCAGGACAAGGTGCTATATCTGCACCAGTAGATGTAGATAACTTAGTAAGGCGTATACCTTTACTACAGCAAATAGACAATGGGTGGGTAGCTTCGTTTGGAACAGAAGTTTTAAAAATACTAGGAGGTGGTCAAACTTATCAGATTGTTACAAATCAGAATGGAATTGAACAGGTTAGAGTAAGAGGCATCCCACCCATCTCTACAGATTCATTAGGTCGTAAATATGTAAGCTGGGTAGACACACCACAAACTACATTAGATGAAATGGATGTTGCTAACAAGTTTGTGTTTGTAGGCTTTACAGCCAAGGGTATATCCCCTCAACTTGCAACACCTACCGGACTATTAGAACCTCATAAAATACAAGCAGCACTCTCTGAAAGTATGTTAATGGATACACCTCAGATACCAGACTTTAGATTGTTTGTTGAGTTATTGTTATTATGCCTCTCAGGCTTACTGACAGCTCTTGCAATCAACTATCTTGGTATCACCAAAGGCGTAGTATCATTCTTCGGAATGTTAGCAGGTGTGGGATATCTTGAATACTACTTTGTAAGTCAAAATGTGCTTATAGATTCTACATGGAGTATGACATGTATGACACTTATTGCAACTCAACAATTCTATCTTAACTTTAGAACACAATTTAAATTAAGACAACAGATTAAGAAACAGTTTGAACATTACCTTGACCCAAGACAAGTAAAAAGATTACAAGATAATCCTGAACTATTAAAGTTAGGTGGTGAGAGAAGAAACTGTACGTTCTTATTTACAGACGTTAGAGGCTTTACAAGTTTATCAGAGAGACTAGAGCCTGAAAAAGTTGCAGAGATAATGAACAAAGCTTTAACTATACAAGCTGATGCAGTAAAGAAACACGGAGGTATGGTTGATAAGTATATTGGTGATGCAATGATGGCTATATTTAACGCACCTATGGACTTAGCTGACCACGAAACTAAGGCAATAAAAACAGCTCTTGAAATAAAAAAGAATATGCAAGAAGCAGACTTAGGAATTGAAATTGGTATAGGAATAAATACAGGAGAAGCTGTGATAGGAAATATGGGAAGTGATACACGCTTTGATTATACTGCCATAGGTGATGCTGTTAATTTAGCAGCTAGATTAGAAAGTTCTACAAAAGAAGTTGGAGAGGATATAGTTATAGGACATAGCACAGCTATTAACTCTACTATGCCCACTATATTCTTAGACCCTATCCATGTAAAAGGTAAGGAAAAAGAAATTATAATATATACTATTGAAAGCCTTTAAGTTGTTTCTGTAAGTACTCGTGTACACTACCTAACTTATCTTTACCGTGTCTAAGTATAGTTCTTATTAACGGTCTATCATCTTGAGGTATAACATCATCTACCATATTTTCAGGTAGCATACTAAACTCTGTAACTATTTTATTATCTCTCGTTAGTAAAACTTTGAAGCTTATCAAGTTAGCTTCTTCTTTGTTAGT